CACGGCGCAATGGAACAATAAGGACAACTGGCGGGAACAGGGCGAAGTGAAGGACGGCATTCCCCAGGGCGTGATCGTCTGCCTGTTCTACCGGGACAAGAAAAAGCCGAAGACCATGGCGCACACCGGACTGTATTACAACGGGGAAACCTGCGAATGCTCCAGCGGCGTGCAGCACTTCACGAAGCTGAACGCGAAATGGGAATACTGGGGCGTCCCGGCCTGCGTGGAGGGTGATATCCCGACGCCGGTACCGCCGGAACCGGAACCGGAGAAAAAGCCGACGCTGCGAAGGGGAAGCACAGGGCCGTATGTGGTGGAATGCCAGGAGGACCTGATGCAGCTGGGCTATGACGTCGGGAAGACCGGAGCGGACGGGAAGTTCGGCAAAAACACGGAAGCCGGGGTAAAGGCTTTCCAGAAGGATCACGACGACCTGGACGGGAAGGCGCTGAAGATCGACGGAATCGTGGGCGAGAAGACCTGGGGAGCGTTGGATGATGCATTGGCCGAGCTCAACCGCAGAAGTTCAGAGATCGTTGAAGGGAGTGAAACGAAATGAGCGTGTACAACTGGCTCTGTCTGTTAGGCATTCCAGGGATGCTGGGCGGGCTGTTCACCTTCATCGGCGTGCAGATCCGGCAGAACAGAGCTATGAAACTGGGGCTGCAGGCGATCCTCCGCGACCGGCTGCTGCAGGCGTATCACTTTTATAAGCACCAGGGATGGGCCAGCTACGACGACAAGCAGAACGTACTGAACCTTTATACACAGTATGAGGTTCTGGGCCCGAACGGCATCATGGAACGGAAACACAACGAGTTCCTCGCGCTGCCAGATGAACCTCCGGCGGCGAACAATAATTCGAATATTGGAGATGGAGGGAATGTTGCATGAAACGGGATTGGAAAAAGTGGATAATCGCGGCGCTGATCCGGGCGGTAAGGACGTTTGCACAGACGTTCGTCGGCTTTATTGCGGTTGGTGCGGCCCTGGAGGAGATACAGTGGCTCCGTGCACTTTCTGTGAGTGGTGCGGCCTTTGTCCTCAGCATCCTGACGAGCCTGGCGACAGGCCTGCCGGAGGCTGAGGATGTGCTGAAGGAACCTCCTGATGATAAGAACTAAATCCGCCCGGCCTTACAAACCGGGCGGTGCGCTTTATGCGTATTTGCGGTAATCGTGTTTGACGGATGTTTTATCCAGGACGATATATTTCATTGTCGTGTCAAGTTTCTCATGACCGAAGATAGACGCGACTTCCTGGATCGGCATCCCGTGAGCGATCAGCATTGTGGCCAGCGTACGGCGGAACTTGTGAGGGTGCACATGCTCCACACCGGCAGCAGCTGCCAACACATTCAGCATGGCACGGACGCCGCCGGGCGTGAAACGGTTTTTCCTCTTGCCGATGAACAGCGCCGGGCTGTCATCTTCCCGGGAATCAAGATATCGTTTCAAGTGCATCGATGTCACGTCATCGAAATACACAGTCCGTTCCTTATTGCCTTTGCCGAGGACCACGACTTCATTATCTGTGAAGTTAATACTGTCACGGTTGAGGCCGGTGACTTCGCTGATCCGGCAGCCGGTGGCAAGAAGGAATGTCAGGATTGCCGTGTTCCGCAGGGATGTGCAGGCGGCCTTGAGGTTTTCAATCTCCACGTCCGCGTAGGCCTTCCGGACTTTCTTCTGGACTTTGATGGCGCCCAGATTGGCGACGGGATTCTTTTCGATCAGGCCTTCGCGCCACAGCCAGTTAAAGAAGCTGCTGAACACCTCGCGCTGGCCTTCCAGTGTTCCGTCACTGATGCCGCGGGCCTGCTCTTTCGAGAGCCATCCGCGGAGGTGGTATACCGTGATGGAACGGATTGGCGTCTGTATGTCATCCATCAGCCGACCGATAACATACCGATATCGCTCAATAGTTTTAATGCTGCGGCCCTGGACACTGAGCGCTGAGAGGAACGCATCCAGCAGATCAAGACTGTCAGCGGTTTCCGTCCGGAGGATACGGGAGAAGTCATAATGCTGCAGCACATCGGAAGCAGATGACAGCACGGTTTGCAGATCTGTGGCGGTGATGCGGGGTGAAAGGGCCTGTTCCAGATCTTTGATGAATGACAGTTTGATTTCAAGGGACACAAAAAACACATCCTTTCTTGACGGTTCGCGGAAGGATGTGTTATTCTCATCTCTGGATGATGTGCTTATCCCACATCTTCCGCCGGAGCGTGAGCGGGTACCAGCCGCAAGCGCTCTTTTGTTATTCAGTTCTCTATAAGCATAGCACAACACCGAGGGAAAAGAAAGGCGAACAAAATAAAAAAATCGGCCCCTTTAATACTGCCCTGGAGGGTTTCCTCCGGGGCGCTTTTTTTGTGCCTTGTACAAACTTCCATTATACTATGTACAGACTTCCATGTCGTTACACTGATATTTCATTGAAATTTCAATCAAATTGCAATCTTGAAGACGATTACCGGGTATGGTTCGAGCACGTAAAGTGAAGGGGCGTTGACTTTACGGAAGTCGAACCGGTTCCCGTCAGGCAGAACATCAAGCGGCGGAAGGATTTCCGGCGGGATCTGCTCAATGGTGCCTGTTGCGTTGATGGCAACTTCCAGCCAGTGATCAAAGATCCTGACATGATTAACAAGGACGTTTATGATTGTCTTCAGGTATTCCGGATCATCGCGCTTTCCGTCGGCAATCTTCTCCATCAGGAAGCAAATCCGGCTTTCTTCGATGGCCTTTTCGTCGGTCATCTTATGGTATGCGATTTTCTTTTCCAGGTCCTCCGCTCGATTGTTCAGATCTTTCAGCATGGTGGCGGTCTGCTTTGTCCATATGCCTTCACTAATGGCACGAGTGATATTGTCGATTTTGCGGGTGACGTCGCGGAGCTCGGCTTCCAGCTGCTGCTTTGGGGATATTTCCTGGCGGGCCTTCAGCACATCGGAAATCATTCTGATATAATCGTCCATTAGTGATCCCTTCAGGATCCGGTTGAACAAAAAGTCAAAGATCGGTTTTTCGATGTCTTCTTTACGCCTGTAATGTGTGTGGCACCTGTTGGTCTTGTTTTTCATGTTTTTGCAGTGATAATACTGATGGCGTTTCCCGCCGCGGCCTGATCCGTACGCGCCGTAGATCGGCCCGCCGCAGATGCCGCACGTACACTTGCAGGACAGATAGTAATCTTCCGGAGCCCATCCGTGCTTTTTGTATGTCTTCTTGCGCTGTGCCTGGGCGCGTTCCCAGAGATCCATATCGATAATCTTCGGCATACTGTCAGGGATCCTGATGTCTGCATAATGATAGGTCCCGATATAGTTATCATTGGTCAGGATATAAAGGACTGAAGCCTTCTGGAACGGATTGCCGTATTTTGTCAGGATGCCGTTCCTGTTCAGCTCTTCAACGATATACGCGAATGAGTTCCCCTGGGCATACAGGTCGAAGATCCGCCGGACGATGGCGGCCTCCGGTTCGTAGATCTCGAAGCGGTTGTCCGCGCTCTTGCGGTATCCATACGCGGCGTGACCGTTGTACAGCCCTTTGACGGCGTTGTCCCGTTGCCCGCGCTTCGTGTTCTCTGATATGTTCCGGCTGTACCATTCAGCCAGGGATTCAAGCATGCCTTCCGTCAGAACGCCGGCTGCACCTTCGGGGATCGGTTCCATAGCATACACAACCTTGACGCCGTTGTCGGAAAGCTGGCCTTTATAGGTTGCTGATTCCCGGCGGTTCCGGCCGAAACGGTCCACCTTCCAGGCGATCACCGTATCGAATTCACCGGAGGCGGCTGCCTGGATCATGGCCTGGAACTGGGTGCGGCGTTCAACATTTTTGAAGCCTGATTTCGCGTGGTCAGCATATTCATAAATAAGCTTATAGCCTTCCCGTTCAGCGTATGCCCGGATATCCTTCAGCTGCTGCTCGATAGACACGTCACGCTGCTGGGCGGACGAATAGCGGGCATAGGCCACGGCGGTTTTCGGTTCGCAGGTTGTCAGCTTCTTAGTGGTGAGCATGGGGGCCTCCTTAATTGAATAAACCGGTATACGGATAGAAGTTAAAGGTACTGTTTACAAGTAATAGAATGTTTCCATCATTTAATGATAATTTCCCGATTTCTGTAACATCGTATGCGTCCCCTGTAAGGCCGTTCGATATTAGTTTTCCGTCTCTTTTTTCATATAAATTATAGTAACCGGTTCCGTCTGTGATCTCTATCCTGTATACGCCGGCAGGAATATCAAGACCAACAGTGTATTCCCCTGGTGGAACGCGAAACCCATCGCCTGTTATTTCGGGTAATAATGTGGAATCAAATTGTTCTGATGAATTAACATCATCACCGTATTCATTTATTTTGCTATAAATATAACAAAGGCCAGGTACTTTTTCCTTGAGATAATCATTCTCATAAATATACAGATCTTTTTCTGTATTGTACCCACTGACAACATGAATACCTGTTGAGGTCATTTGCCATGATCCGATAAAACTACGTCCTGGAACTTTGGATCTGTCGCCGTCAGCATGACCAAACACAGATATCGCGGTATGATCTGGTTGTATGTCGATAAGAATAAAAGTCAAAGTTCCGTCTGTTTTGTATTCTGTATATATCCATTTTCCGACATAGTCACTTTCATTGCTTGCCAAAGCAGCTGCCGGCACGGCCAGCGACAAGATCAGGATGAGGGTGATCAGTTTTTTCATTGTGACACCTCCCTTATTTTTTTATATCTGCCATTGTTTCCAACATTTTCACAGCTGCTTCTTTTGCTTTCGGATTTGAAACTTTCCACACCTTCAGCATGGCATTAAGGGTTGGATCTGCCTCGACCTTTACAACCTTTACCTCTTTTATGCCATAACCCGTATTGACCCTTGCCCTTGTGCTTTTGAACATGACGGGCTTTGCAAAAGGTTCTACATTGCGTAGGGTTCTAAAAGCCATCTGTTTGACGAATGGTTTTTTCTTCCCTGGTACAAGTTGGGCCGGGCTCAGCTGAAGGGCATCCGCCAGAGCCTCTAATTTGTCACTCTTGATGCTTTTGATCATCCCTTCTTCCCATTTGCGCACAGTCGAGCGCCCGACACCGACCCGTTTCGCAACGTCTTCAAGTGACATCCCAAGCTCAATTCTTCTTCTTTTTATCAAATTTGCAACTTCGCTCATACAATCGCCTCCAAACACTATTATATATGTTTTGTGTCTTTCCCGCAACAATGATTTGCAAAAGTGCTTGACTTGTGTCCCACAAGACATTATAATGAGTGTGTCCAGAAGGACACAACAACATATTGTAGAGGAGGCGAAACGATGAACGTCAGAGAACTGAAAGCGCAGATGATTCTCAAAGGCGTAGATGCTGAACAGCTTTGCAAAGCCATGCAGATCAGCAGAACGGCGTGGTCCAGGAAAACAAACGGACATAGCCTGTTTACGCAAGGTGAAATCTGTGCCATCAGAGACGAGCTTGATCTGACTGATCAGCAGATTCTTCGTATTTTTTTTGACAGAGAAGTGTCCTAAAAGACACAAAAAGGAGGTGAACCAACAATGTTAAGTCCGTTCCACAACTATCACCTGAATGAGCTGATCAGCATTATCGAACACACGGCGCTGGATCTCCAGGGCGAACCGGTGACAGCCGGCAAGAAGCAGGACGGGACGATCATGACGATGGCCGAAGTGAGCTATCAGAACAGCATGATTGCGATGTACAACAGCGGAATCAGCGACATGGCCCGCCAGCTGATCGTGGTTCTGTCCAAAGAAGCTGATCCGGATGGCTGATTTCGAGATCTGGGCAGAGTATACAGGCACGGAACCGAACCTGAAGCCCGCGGCCTCCGCGTTTGCCAGGATGATTAAAAAGATCACGAATCCTGACGGGACGTTCACGGATCCGGAGCTTGAGGAAGAATACCAGAACTGGATAAAAAAGTGCCGCCAGCAGGGACCAGCTGCTGACAGCAAGGGAGGTGCTCACGAATGAAACACCCTTCAAACTATTCTATCACAACCGAACTGAAAAAGCGAGTGCCGATGTTGATCGCGCTGATGATCCTTGCGGCGCTGATCGCCCTCAATGTGGCCGTGCCGGAACCGGTGCTTGAGCCGGATAGCGTGTATCCGATGGCAAACAGCCGGATCGGTTGGGAGCAGACCTATCACGCCGGAGCCTGGAGTGGTGAGAAATGATCGCAAAGTGCCCGGTATGCGGGAAAGGTTTTGACGTGCTTTGGCCACATCTGTGGCGGTACAAACGGAACACTGCTTATTTGTGCAGTTGGAAGTGTCTCCGGCTGACAGACAAACGAAAGAAGGAAGACGAAATGAATAAACCTAAACAGCCGCGCCCGCGGATGACGTCGGATGAAATGGCGACGGCCATGCAGATCTGGCGGGATGGCGGAGACATTGATAGTTATCTGACAGCGCACGGAATCGGAAACATTCAGAAGTGGAAGGCAAACGCAAGGGCACGGAAGCCGGCAGAGATCCCGAATACCGCCGGCGATGCCATGGCTGCCATGAAGGAAACGGCGGACAACTTCTTCAGCCAGTGCGAAGACATGGGCCTGAAGCTGAACACACCGACGCCGATCTCCGGCGGAGAGTGGGAGCGGATGGAGACGCCGGAAGCGCCGAAGCGGGCCACGCTGCAGTATGACGGGTATACGGTCTGCTGCATCGAGAGCAAGACCTTCGGGCGGTTCTACTGGGACCGTGACCACAACCATCTTGACTGGACCACCGCTGAAGGCGAGGAAGTCAGCTTCACGCCGACCGGCTGGAAGATGTTCCTGGAAGAGCTGCCGAAGGTGGCAAAGATCCTGGGGGTGGAGATGTGAGCCTGTCAATCGAATGGAAGAACATAGACCGGAATATCCTCACGATCCGGAAATCCAGAGGCAAGATTACCATGGAAGATTTGCTGGAATTTTTCCACGAACACAAGCAGATTAACGCCTTTGACGGAAAAATTGTGATGTTTATGTTCAGGGTGAACGGTGACGCAGATCTGTATCCCTTTGGCTGGGAAGATCAGAAAGGCGATGTGCAGGATTTGTACATCCTCGAGGATGAAGGCAGCTGCCCGATCTGCAGTCAGAAGATGTTTATCCAGTACTGCCCGGAGTGCGGGGCGAAGCTGTACGGAAACGGGGTGGAGATGTGATTTGCATCGAGAAGGATCTCCCCTTTGAAAACTGCGAGATATGCCAAGTATTTGAGCCGGAGATTGACCAAACAAGAATGTTCGGTGCGGACGTGTGCCTGGTAAATGAGATTACCATTACCTGCAGCAGGTACAAGGTCTGCAGAGAGATCAGGCGCCATCTCGAAAGCAAGAAGGAGGGGAACGCATGATCAGGATCCTCGCTGACACCCACAACGCGAAGCAGCACTGGGAGCGCCGGTGCGATCCTCTGCCGTACCTGCTGGTGCCCATGAGCGACGGGTCCATCATCAGGTACAACCCGGAGACCCCGCAGCCGGCATTCCAGAAGGCTATGGAAAACATCAGGAACATGAAGACCGGATACGAAAGGAAGGAAAACAAATGAGAGCACTGTATGAAATCGACCAGGACATTCTGGATTGCGTAGATCTGGAAACCGGCGAGATCCTGGACACTGAGAAGCTGGATGCGCTGCAGATGGAACGCGAGGCAAAACTTGAAGGCGTGGCGCTGTGGGTGAAGGACCTGAAGGCGGAGGCCGCAGCCGTCAAGGAAGAGGCCGACAAGCTGAACGCCCGGAAGAAGGCGCTGGACAACAAGATCGAAGGCCTGAAGAACTGGCTGCTGTATGCGCTTGGCGGGGAGAAGCTGAAGACGCCGCGGTGCAGCGTGTACCAGACCCACAGCACGAGACTGTCGGTAGCGGATGAAGCTGAGTTGATCAACGCAATCGAGACACTGGACGATCCGGAGCGGTTCCTGCGCTTCCGGACGCCGGAGCTCAAGAAAGACGAGATCAAGAAGGCCATGAAGGACGGCTGGACGTTCATTGGCGCGAGCATTGAAGAGACGGAAAGCGTGGTGATCAAATAATGGGTATCCCTGTTCTGATTATCGGCGAATCCGGCAGCGGCAAAACATACGCCATCAAGAATCTGGACCCGGAAAAGGTCGGGATCTTCCTTTGCGAAAAGAGCCGGCTTCCCTTCAGGAAGCCGTTCCCGACATACAAGGTCCGCAACATGAGGAAGGAAGAAGAAGGCAAGGTCACGATCTACCGGCAGAGCGTAGTGATCCAGAGCCTGCTGCGGGGCAAAAAGAAGGAAGATCTGAAAAAGATCCTGGTAATCGATGACAGCCAGTACATCATGGCCAACGAGTATTTCGACCGGGCGAACGAGAAGGGATACGACAAGTTCGTGGATATCGGCGCGAACTTTCGGAATCTGGTTCACCTGGTGAACGATGAACTGCCAGATGATGTGATTGTGTACTTCCTGCATCATCCGGAGCTGGACAGCAACACAGGCCGGCAGAAGGCCAAGACGATCGGCAAGATGCTCGACGAAAAGCTGACGCTGGAGGGGTGCTTCGATATCGTGCTCCATGCCCGGACGGACGGGCAGGAACATTGGTTCAGCACCCAGAGCGACGGCACGGACACAGCAAAGAGCCCGGAAGAAATGTTCGAGGATAAGATCCCGAACGACCTGGCATTTGTAGATAAAACCATCAGAGAATATTACGGAATGGAGGCTGTTTGACAATGGCAAAGATTAACGGATTCAAAAGCGAAGCACCCGTGAAGGGATTCCCGATGCTGAAGAAGGGCGCGTATGTCGCAGGCATCAAGAACGTGAAGATCGACGGCGACGCGCCGGATCAGCAGATTGTGTTCCGGGTGGACATCATCGAAGGCGAAGAAACCGGATATTTCACGAAGCGCTACAACCACGACCGGGACGCCGGCGGGAAGTATGACGTGAAGTACAAGGGCGATTTCAAGATTCAGATCCCGAATGGCGACAACGCGAAGCGCCAGCACCCGGAATGGGACCTGAAAAAGCTGAACAACACGGTGTGGGCCATCGAGCAGAGCAATCCCGGATTCCATTGGGATGGCGACACGGACCACATCGGCCAGTTCAAGGGCAAGACCGTGGGGATCAATATGCAGTACGGCACATATAACGGCGTCGGCTTCACGAAGATCGGCCAGTTCTGCGTGGCGGAGGATGTGCGGAAGGGGCTTGTGCAGCCTATGCGGGACATGCCCGACCGGATGGGCGACGCGCCCGGAGCTCAGGCCTCCGCGCCGGCAGCAGATCCGTCAGGGTTCACGCCTGTCGAAATCGACACAGAGGAACTGCCGTTCTGATGGTCCTGTATGAGGACACCCGGCAGCAGGCATACAAGCACGAAAACGTCCGGAAGTACTGTGAGCGGCACAACATCGAGATCATCCGGCAGGCCCTGAACGTGGGAGACTACCAGATCGCCGGCAAGGGCGACATATCTGTCGACACGAAGTATGGCGTGCCGGAGCTCGCGATGTGCTGCTTTCAGGAGCACGACCGGTTCCGCGCTGAGTGCGAACGCGCCCAGCGGTGCGGGATCCGGCTGATCATCCTGACAGAGGAAAAACTGCCCGGAGGGCGCCTCGACTGGTGGCGCTCTCCGATCGGCTGGGACGGGCTGCCGATGCATAAGTTTAACCCTGAAACGCTGCGGAAGGTGCTGATCACCATGCAGAGGGAATACGGCGTGATGTTCCGGTTCTGCGACTGGCACAGCACCGGCAGGCAGCTGATTGAATACCTCACGGGGGTGAGAACATGAACGAGAACGAGGAAAGGGCATTCAAGGCGGCCTATATGCTATACGCCAGATGGCGCGAAACCATTTTCGAGACAGACGAACAATGGCAAACGCTGGCCGGCGACGTCGGATCATTCGCTAAGGAACAGGACATTGACCACAACCCGCTGGCGGCCAGGCTGCTGATGGCAATCCTTGATGCGATGAACGACCTGTATAAGGACGGGATGAAGCCCATGCCGGCGGGATACTTCGGGAGGGATGACCTATAGATATCAGGCAGGCGGCTCAGGTCATCCGGGACCAGGTCACGATGGAGCAGATCATCAGCCTGTACGGGTACAGGACAAAAAATGGCTTCATGTGCTGCCCATTCCACGGGGAGAAGGCGCCGTCGCTCAAGGTCTACAAAAACACGGGCGGATGGCACTGCTTCGGGTGCGAGCGCGGCGGATCCGTGATCGACTTTGTGATGGAGCACGAAAACTGTAATTTCCCGACGGCCGTCAGGGCGATCGACAACGCGCTCAGCCTGGGGCTGCTGAATCCCTATGAATACCCGGACGACGCAAAACGGCAGCAGCGGGTCCAGCAGACGCTCGACAACTTCGTCGAGGCGGTCTATGCCTACTGCGACGCGCTGATCAGCGTGGCCCGGCACGGCCAGGACCGTGATTACAAGAAACTGAAGGAACTGGAAGAACTGCAGTACGGCCACGCGGAGCAGCTGACGGCGGACGACTATACCTTCCTGCTGACCTGGAAGGAAGAATCACAGTATGTCGATTATCAGATAGACAGGATCAACGAATTCAAGGAGGAGGTGGCGGCATGGCGGAGAAAGACCCGGAGGACGGGATGAACGTACCGGACTTCAACGAAACGGACGGCCCTGAAGGCAAAAGCAAAGTCAGCCTCCTGAAGAACGCCGGGCCGGTGCAGGTCAAGGCCACAATAGACAACTTTTACCGGTTGATCACCAACCACTACGGGAAGCACCTGCGGCTGAACGAAATGACCGGAAAGCCGGAATGGCACGACGTGCACCGGAAGATCTGGCGGGAATGGACCGACGCACAGGAAAGCCAGGCGCGGGCATACTTAGAGAGCACATACGGCATGTACAGCCAGGCAAAGCTGACGGACGCGCTGCAGATCTATTTTCAGGACAACAAGGTCAATCCGCTGATCAATATCCTGGAATCACTGAAATGGGACGGCAAGTCCCGCGTGGAGCAATTCCTGCATGACGTGATGAAGGCGGACGACACAGAGTATATTAGGGAATGTTCGCGCCTGATCTTCGCCGGCGGGATACACAGGGCATATGAGCCCGGATGCAAGTTTGACGACATGATCGTGCTGATCGGCGGCCAGAGCGCCGGCAAGAGCACCATCGTGCGCTGGCTGAATATGGACGACACTTTTTTCCGGGAGATCAAAACCATCAGCGGAAAGGAAGGAATCGAAGCCATCCGCGGCGTGTGGATCGGCGAGGTCGCCGAACTGATGGCCATGACACGGGTGAAAGAGGCGGAGGCCGTGAAGGCATACATCACAAGCCAGGAAGACAGCTACCGGCCACCGTACGGGAAGCACGTCATGACGATCCCGCGCCGGTGCATGTTCATCGGCACGACGAACAATCCGCAGTTCCTGACGGACAAGACGGGAAACCGGCGGTTCTATCCGGTGAAGGTCCAGAGCTACGCCTACAAGATGTACGACAATGAAGAACTGATCAAAGAATACATCAGACAGGCCTGGGCGGAGGCTGTGCACCTGTACAAGGAAGGCAAGCTGCAGCCCTTCGCAAAGAAGGAAGTACTGGAACAGATCAGATCGGCACAGGAGGCAGCGATGGAGGATGACTGGCGGATCGGTGCGATTGAACTGTATCTTGAAGAACAAAAAAAACGTGCCGGCTCCACCGTGAGCGTGATTGAGCTCTGGCACAACGCTCTCAACGAGCCGGAAGAGAGCAAACCGACAAGGAAGGACAGCATCGAGATTACCCAGATCATAACGAATATCCCAGGCTGGGTCAGTTGTCCGGCTCCGCTTACGACCAAATGGGGGAAGCAGAAATCATTCAGGAAAGACAACTTTGCAGCCCTCTGGAAATGACTTGGTTTCCGTCAGTTTCCGTCGGTTTCCGAGTCGGTTTCCGGCTCAATCCCTTATTAAACAATACATTAAGTCACTTTGGAAACCAATGGATACCAAGAATATATAAAAAAATAATTATTAAATAGATTATATAGAAAACTCGGTTTCTTGGTTTCCTTGGTTTCCACAGAAAGGAGATTGAAATGAGAGACGTCGATTTTTACCAGGCGCTGTTCCGGTGCTATATGCCGAACAGGGCAGCAACCCCGGACTGCAGACACTGCCTGCTGTACGCTCGGGGCCACAGCCCGAATGATGAATGCCGGCGGATGCTGGACGATGAAATCCGGCACCGGAAGTGTGAGGCGCTGAAAGCAGAGGAAAGGTGATCTGCGCGGCCGGACGGGGCAGTTCCGGAGGCATGGGATGAAAGGATGGGTCACGCTTCTGTGCCATGCTGAAGGGAACGTGCAGCTGCCGCCGGGTTCAACTCCCGGCCCGCGCGCCAACTTGAAAGGATGATAAACGATGAGTTTGAAAAACGGGGTTTGGCATAACGCAAAGATTGATCTGCCGGAGAGCCATGTCCAGGTGCTTGCAGTCGGGCAGCTTAAGAGTGGCCAGCGTAAGATCTGCCTGGCATATTGTATTCCGGATTATAAACATCACGATTACCGTACCGGTGAAGACGTGGTTGAACCGTATTGGGTATGCGGAGGGAACAACAATATTATTTACTGGATGCCGCTGCCGAAGATACCGACGCCGGAGGATGAATAAACATGAACAAGGCAAAGCCGGAGATCATTACATTCTTCAATATCCCGTATGAGATTTACTGCGGGGCGTGTGGCCGCAGGATTGCCACGGCCGGGAAGTATTATCTGTTTGAAGACATCAAGCAAAACAAGAAGGCGTGCCAGTGGTGCGGGACGGAAGTCGACTGGAATGAGCAGAGCAAGGAAGTGGTCGTGTGACAAAGCGTGAGCTGCTGGAGAACTATCGCCTGCTTGTGATCGAGATCGAGACGCTGGACAAGCAGTCTAAGTTTCTGAATCAGTACATCGGCGGACCTCGACCTCTCAGGGCTGTGCAGCTGACGGGAATGCCCAGGGGAACGAACAACCCGGAAGCCGCTATTCTTCAGCAGCAGGACGACGGGGAAGACGCGATATTCGCAATCGAAAAGAAATGCGCTGAACTTCGGAAAATGGTGCTGGACTTTGAACGGATCATAGAGGCGATCCCGGACAAGCTGGATCAGCTGATCATCCGTGATTATTACGCTCTTGGCATGACGGATCCGCAAATAGCCAGGAAGTTCAGCATGGACCACTCGACAGTGTGGAAGCGCAGGACCAAGGTTATGAGCACGCTTGATGTGTAAAAGTCGAATGTTTCTTATTGAATCATATTCTGTCTTATTGCGTGGACAAATAGAAGTAGTAAAATGGTACCGTGCAAAGAAACACCCAGGAGCTGAGCGGCCTGGGTGTTTTCGTTTGGCTCAGGGGTGCCGGCGCGGTTCGCTTCCTTCCGTTAACCGGCGGGCGGTTCATCTTGAACGAAAGGGCAGCGGAGGGAGCCGATGAACCATTGAACAGAGCACCGGAGGTCGAATCATTCTACACGAGCTGGATCTGGCGGAAGTGTAGGAAAGCGTTCGCTGACTCCAAAGGCAACCTATGCGAGCGGTGCCTGAAGCGCGGGATCATCGAGGCCGGATCAAAGGATCGGCCGCTGGAGGTTCACCACAAGATCCCGCTGACAGCGGACAACGTCAGGGATCCGGACGTGGCGCTGGCCTGGTCGAACCTCGAGCTGTTGTGCAAATCTTGTCATGATGAGGAACGCGAACGCAAGGCAAAGCGCTGGCGGATCGGCCCTGACGGGAGGGTCACTATCCCCCCTGGTTGAACGCGCGACGCGAAATGGCCGCAGG